TATATCATAATTTAATTCAAAAGTCAAGTCTAGGTCGACCGGTATAACTGTAAGTGGTCTTCTATCTTTTCAGGCGAGTTTCTTAACTCTTCCCTATCCTCTTTTCAGTTAGGATTGTAAGACTCGTATTTGGTTTTACCAGCGTCATCACGGTAAGCACGTAAAATTTGTTTACGATTTTCACCATCATTTCTGTAAGAACAATGGATCCACCCACTGTTTGGTTCTCCAATATTATGGTATTCCAGGATCAGTTGGTCAAAATCTAGGTTCTCTGCTATATACTTACATAGTTCAGCATTAGACATTCCAAACACCTCGAAATCGGCAGCCTGGCCTTTAGCGTGTTGTGAATTTACACTTGATCCAATCGATACACATAACTCTGGACTACGATACCCACTAGATACTGATACCACTTTACCATAATGATCTCGGACTTTTTGTAAAACATTTACACAAAGTTCTTTTAGATTATTCATGTGGTCTTCGCTAGGGTTATTACTAATACCTTTACGTTCAGCCGTTTGGCTCTTAGTCATTTCGTTTAGACTAAAATTATTGCTTAGTTTCATTTAATTTATCCTTTGCTTGTAATTTTTTTTTCTTTAGAGAGTGAACATCTTTCCAAGTGTCATATGATCTATCATTATATCTAACTGTTTCAGCTATTGTAACTTTCTTCTTTAAGTATTTATGATATTCTTTATAGTTCATTATTGATTCCTCGTTAGTTTCATTATTTTTTCTATTTGTGACTTAATAATTGGGCCACGATTTGGCCAATGTATATAAGGTTCTTCACTCTTTTGTAGGTTATATAGAAAAGGCAATATTATTTTCTCTATTTCTTTAAATCTCTTTTCAGTTGCCTCACTATTTACTTCTTTGGTAATTGTTTCTTTCTCACTTACAATTTGCATAATTTCGTTCATCATAGACTTAACATCTGAAACATCTGATTTGACTTTAGATAGTTCTAAATTTTGATCGTCTATTGCTTTAGGGTCTATGGTTGGTTGATTGTTCTCTGCTGGTTTTTCAACAGGTGTAATACCCCAATCTTCATCAAGGTCGAAACCTCTCATATAGTCTGGTATATCTGCCATTGTTATTTTCCTTTTTGCCGTTTTTGATGTTTTGTTACAACCTGTTCGGTCTTAATCTGTTTAATAGTTTTCTTTGTAACTTGGTTAGCAAGTTCGCTTTGTGGGTGTGCCTCGCCTATTTTAGATAGAGTTTCGTTCCAACCACTATCATTCTTCATATGGCGATTACCTGTACTTGATACAATATTTATACCTTTAGGAACCTGTTTAATATGTTTCTTCTTCTTTAACAACTCTTCCATTTCAGCAATAGTCATCATATCGTCATATTCTTTTTTGGTCTTTGAATTGTAAAATGTATATGATGGCATTATAGGTTTGTAATTGCCTCTAGTTTATCTTTAGCATGTGCTAGTATTTCTACTTTTTTCTCTGCTGTTATTACATAATCAATATGTTCAGCAACACCAATTGGTGACGCTAAGAAAGTTTTTAAATCTGCTTCAGCAACAGCAATATCACCTTCTAGTTTTTTTATTAATGCTTCTTTAATCATTAGAATCCGTTCCTTTCTTCTATTAAACTTAATTCTTGTTTTTCTTCTATTCTTCTTAATGTTTGTTCTTCATTAAAACCTTCCATTGCTAATTCATGTAAGGTCTTTTTGTCTTCTCTTAATCCATCCCATAATAATTTCTTTTCATCATATGTAAATGGTCTTATCATATTTAGTCCAATTTCTTTTCGTTCTTTTGTTTGTCTTTTAGATTCCTCTAGTGACATCTTTTCCATTTCTTCATAGTCCATAATTATTTCTTTCTAGTAAAACTGCCTTTGCCTTTTTTAGGTTTGACAACTTTGGGTTTATATTTTGGTGTTCTTACTTCTTTTGCTATAGGATTAGTTTTAAATATTCTATCCCATGACTCTCTATAAGTGTCATTAGATATTCTACTCTTACCGTCCCACTTAACCGACATTGGCAACTCCTTCAACCCACCATTGTGGTGGTGTAGATGGTGATTTCCAACTAGCAAAACTTTGTTTCTTCTCTATGTAATATTTTCTATAAGAACCAACCACATCACCTGGTATTTTACATTCGTCAGGCATTGCTGGTGTAGGGTCTGTAGCAATCATATTTACAGGTATATTTTTAGGTGGGTGTCTCAATACATCTTTTAATTTCTGAATAGTCATGTGGTCTTTCGTATGATTATATCTCAATTTAAATTCATCATTAAGAGCAATCATGTGGTTGTATAACCAATTATAATGAAATACATTTGCCATAACCCACACTGTACTAGGGTGACCTGTATGGCATGCTTTGTATAGAGTAGTTTCAAATAAGTTATCTTTCAACAACCATCTTTTAATATTTCTATTACCATTTTTATTTCTTTGTAGATATTCTTCGCCGTCTAGCATTCTGTGTGCTGTGGATAACATTTGAGCAGACTCAATAATCATCTTACAAACATGTTTATCTATTAACATCTTTGCTGACACAATAGGGTCTTTATGAACATAAAATATATTCATTAGTTTGATACCTTTTTAAAGTAGTCTGTACAATTGTATTTTGTACATAACTTTCTAAACACATTAAACCAAAGTTCTTTCCACTCATTGGTTCTAGCATTCTTACAAGCTTTTTCAGCGTTTGATATTCTTTTTATTTGTCTTGCTGTTAGATGTTTCACCATCATAAGTTCATTTATCATAATATATCTCCGTAGTTGTCTTATTATAACACATTATAAGACACTTGTCAAGCCTCTATTTTCCAAGATTTGTGCCATTTGTTATTATAGTTCTAAAAACTGTGAAACCAGGATTATTCCAATCGACCTTTTTGACACACTCGGTATCGGTCACACAGGTGGTTTTCATACAACCTGATAAAATCACAGCAGTGAGTAATATAATACTAACCTTTATCATTCCAGTCATATATTTGGTCTATTTTAACTTTAATCTCGTCAGGAGACATGTCCTTAAACTCTCCCATGGTCGCCACCATCTTTTTATAATCTCTTTGTTTCTTACCTAACTTATCTAGTTTTCTCTTTTGTCTATTCAGTGTATCTTGTAGATTAATTTCTTTCTGTAGTTTAACAGCTTGTTTTGCCATTCGCCACTGTCTCAATGATATGTTGGCCGCTATCAATAACAATACTGCCAATGGATCAAATACAAATATGAGTATCAATATCACTATACGAACAGCACTATCAAAATTGTTTTCAGCGTTCTCGCCATAGATCAACTCTGCTACATATTTGATAGGTCCTACTTCAGCCTCTATCTTGTTTTGTTCTAAACTTAATATACCCTTTTCTTCGGATAGTTTGCCAATCTCATTACTTGCTTCTTTGATTGCCGTGTTTAGTTCTAATCTTTCTGGTTCTTGTTTCTTTCTTTCTTTTAGACCTCTGGTTACAAATTCTTTATCGATATAAACTTCTAGTGCCTTGTCTAATAGTGTTAATGTCTTTTGTGATCTATCAATAATAAGTTGTTGTGACTTAATTTGATTATTCAATAATTCTATTTTGATGTTATTACTTGATGATGGTTTAACTTGATCTAGGTGTGCCTTTGATAGAAAACCAAAGATACCCATAGAGGTAATGAATATTAATATTATGATGGCACCAAACAGATACCCTTTTAATAACCTTGGTACATCACTGTTCCAATTATGATACAACCAACTGGCCGCTACTAACTTACCAACTTCTAGTGCTGAACCCATAGCGATAATAGGTATCACAGCGCCAGCAAATAATGTTGCTAGTCCAATGATTGAATACCCAGCCGCTATAACTGATATAGATATGGCTGATAAAAATGTTAGTATTGTTAAAAACATGTCTTAATAATTTTTTCTAATTTTGATTAATATGGATTTTATTTTAGCGAAATAGTCTTTGTCTGTGGCATAAGCGTCAAGTGTTTCTGTAAATCTAAAAGGGTCTGTAATACCTTTTTCTCTTAACTTTCTATATTCAGAAAATCCTTTACCATTGTTCAGTATATTTATATAGTTTAATACACTATCACATTCATGTTTATAAACTTTTACTCCCCACTTCTTTGGTTTATTTGATGGTAACATATGTGGTTCTCTTAAATCATATGTTCTAATACCAAATAGATTTTTACCTTCTCTGGCAAATCTACTGTTTCCCCAACCAGACTCTAAAGCGGCCTGTGCTAGTAATACTTCTAAATTAACTTTCTCTATATCGTTATGATAATAGACATGATGAACACACTGCTTCACATTATGTAAAAATTGTTTATTGTTAGTATGTTCGAATTTTGGTAATGATATGCCTTCTTCAGCAAGTGTATGGTAGTGTGACCATGTAAACCCACAAAAGGTTACAATGGTCGCCACCATTACAGTTCTAATTATTGCTTTTAGATTGCTCAATTATTTTACCCTTGCTATATACTCGTATGATTGTACTGGTTGTTCATCAATACCCTCAAAGTAAATATAATTAACTTTCTTTTGAAAGAAGTCTAATTTATTTTTGAAACCATTAACAGTATCAAATATTACTTGTGCTTGTTTTTCTGTATAGTTATTATAAACATCTTTTATCCAGTTTCCTTCATAATATACTGTTTGTTTTCCTGCTAGATTACTAGGTTTTGCTAGTTCTCTAATTTGTATTACTGCCTCACCGATTTTACTTTTCAAATAAGGGTCTAGTTCTTTTGTTACTCTTGTCATCATGTCTCTCCATTTTTATAAATCAAGGCCAATTCTATTTAACTTTGGTCTAAAACTGTAGAAAATCTTATTATGATTTCCCGAGTCACCTATATTAGCCATTTGATATAGATGGACCATTTCGTGTCCTAAAGTTTCCACAAAATCTCTTTTATCTCTGTATTCAGGTAGCATTTCTAAATGAAATTGTCGTGTGCCTTTTCTTTTCCACTCCCAACAAATTACCTGACCAAAACAATATTTCTTACTTGAATCTCTATAAATTTTTTTAATTTGAATTTCGTTAAAAGGTGATAGTATGTTATTAAACACTGACTTGTTAATAACAACAAAATATTTTTTAATGTCTTTATAGGTTGTCTTATATTTCTTACGAATAGACAAATCCCTTTTGATCATTCTTTTGGTTCTCATGTTATTGTTTATTACTCTCTTTGGCATTACATTCTTTATCCTCTATTTGACTACCTTTTAATAATGAACATTTATATTCACTATCTGCTTTTAATCTCATTTCAGCTAATATACCATCAAGTATGGCAGGTAAATAAGCTTGAATAACTTGTATCGACTCTAGAGCAAATTGGTGTCCTAATTTTGATAGTTCAGACTCTAATATCTTTTGAGTATCAACATCAATACCATTTACTTTAGATTGTATAACAGAACCAATAACTGCCTTGTTATACTCATTAGCGGTTGCCGAGTTTATGAAACTCATCAAACCAAAAACCATTATTATCAAAATCTTCTTCATTATATATTCTCCTATTTATATTAATTATACATGTGGTATTTGTTACCAACATATAGTAAAAATTCGTCATAAATCGTGTCCAATATGACTTCTTTACTAGCAACGTCTTTATATTCTGGTTTAGACGCTATTTTTTTTAGTTCTTTTCTTGCTTCCTTCATCATCTTTTTAGTATTACTGGTTACCATATAAGTGTCTCCTTTTGTTACTTGTATTATATCAGATTTGGAGTGAAAGTCAAGCATTATTTTTTAGTTTCTCTAGGAATATCTGTGCCATCAAATGGTATTAATTTGTAGTCGTGAATGATTTTATTAATGGCATTCTTCATATTGATATCAATCATTTTTGTAAATTCACTATCAACTTGAATATTCTCTTTTATTTCTTTATTCATTTTTGCTATTTGTTTATAAGCAATATTTCTGACCATAGTAAGTGCCATGGTATTCACTCTATCCACTGAATAGATTGGTTTCCTTACTGGTTTTGGATCTGCCACTGGTGGATGTTTATATTCTGTGCCTTTTTTCATAGTGTCCTTTTTGTTAGTATTTTTTGTCATATTATCTGTATATTGTATCATAGATTCGGTCTTTTGTCAACCGGTTATTATGCTGCCTTTTTAAGTTTAACTTCTTTATATTCATAATGACTTAATACATCTTTTACTTCTTCATCATTTAATCTTCTCCATTCAGTACCACCGTTCATTTGAACAGATGAAGATGTTTTAATAAGCTTACCATTAATTTCTCTGTAAACACTTATTTTTTGTATCTCTTGGTTCTTCTTATATTTTTTCTTTAATAAGTTTTCTAATCTCATAATTTCAACTTTTGTATGCCATTTAGTTGTAACTAATTCTAATTGTGTACCATAATGATACATTTTACCTCTTAGCGCTTTAAATCTTCTTCTCATATGATACTGAGAACTTGATCTACCTATTTTATAGATTCCTTCGTTTAAAGGGTCTTTTATAAAATATAAAATCCATAACTTTTGATTATTAAAATCAACATGCTATAAAATCCATAACTTTTGATTATTAAAATCAACATGCTTTTTTTGATCTTCTAAACTTAACTTATGATACTCAACTGATTTGTTTTTCATAGTATTTTCCATAGTGTTCACTTCTAATTCTTGTTCTCTCAACTCGTTATATTTGTAAATGTCACTCATTACGTTTTTAGATAGTGTAGTCATAGTGTCCTTTTTGTTAGTGTTGTTTATCATAATATCTGTATATTGTATCATATCCACAGCAGGAGTCAAGCCCTTATTTTCTGACTTTTTTGTGTTTTTATTGTTTATTAGTGTTTTTTTGTTTAACATAGGTATATAATATCATATCCACGGCAGGAGTCAAGCGAAAAATGAAAAAAAGCGTAAAAAAAGTGTTATTTTTAGTGTATGTTCTTGTTTTGTTCTCAAACCGAAGCTATTTTTAGTTCTAATTTTTGATTATAAATATAATATAATGAAAAACTGTCAAAATTGCGGTCATTCTTGTCATTGTGGCATGACTTGTTATCAGGATCTTAAAGACGGCGACGGAAAAGACGTTGTTGTTGATTGTTGTAAGAGTTGCCGACATGATTCGTATATTGACGAAGAAAAATATAACATAGAAAGTTAAAAAATGAAAAAAATGAGACTATTTAAGTTTTGGAATGAGACCGGAACTGAAAAAGAGAAAGAATCAATGAGTTTAAAGAAAGCAGTCATATCCGTTCAAGGCGATTTCAAAGAAAATGTCATAGGTGTTGAATATATGAGCAAAAAAGGCAAACAAATTATCGATTCTGTAAAAATACCTATGGGTAGAAAAATTAGACAGTCAATAATAATAGAAAAAAAGAAAGCGGCGGCAAAACTCGCTCAAAGTAGTAGATAATGGCGAAAATATCAAAAGGTTACGAACCACACGAAAGAATGCCTAAAAAGACATCACAAGGTAATAGAAATAACGTAAAAAAGAGTTCAATGAACAAAAGTAAAAAAAGATCGTTCAAAGTTTACAACTCACAAGGTAAATAATGCCAGCATGTGTTAGATCAGGTTTAGATGTTCACGTAGGACACGCTAGTCCGACACCTAGTCCTTTTCATCAAACACCATACGCTGGTGGATCGCCAAATGTTACTATTAACAGCGCTGCCTCAATAAGAGTAGGCGACACTACTAGTTGTGGTGATCCTGCTACTGCTGGTAGTTCAACAGTTAGTGTAAATAGTATCCCAATTCATAGAGTTGGTGATTCTACTGGTGGTCATGGTAGTTGGGTAGCAAATGCTGCTTCCACAGGAAGTTCTAACGTTTTTTCTGGATAACGTTTATAAATATTGTTACCATGGCAAATTACGACGCATCGTCTATAAACAAGAGTAAAAGAAGTAATAAAATCTATAAAGATTTGGATTTAGATTTTACTAGAAATCCAGTCACACATGATATATCAACAATTGAAGATGTGGATGCCGTAAAGAGAAGTGTTAGAAATTTAGTTCAAACTAATTTCTACGAGAGACCTTTTCAACCAGAATTAGGTTGTGGTATTAGAGGATTGCTTTTTGAAAATTATTCACCAATTATTGGTATATTTTTGAAAAGAAAAATAGCGGAAGTTATTACTAGATACGAACCAAGAGTTTCTTTACAAGATATCTCTTTAGATGATGAACCGGATAAAAATAGATTAAAACTTTCTCTCTATTTTTATGTTCAGAATATATCTGATCCGGTAACAGTAGAAACATTTTTACAAAGGTTAAGATAAAATGGCAAGTAACAAATTAACAGTATCAGATTTAGATTTTGATTCAATAAAAACAAATCTAAAAACGTTTTTACAATCACAATCAGAATTTCAAGATTATAATTTTGAAGGATCAGGTTTTGCTGTTCTTTTAGATGTTCTTGCTTACAATACACACTATCTAGGTTTCAATGCTAATATGTTAGCAAATGAAATGTATCTTGACAGTGCTGACATTAGAAAAAATGTAGTGTCACTTGCTAAGATGTTAGGTCATACTCCTACATCATCAAAGTCGCCAGTAGCAACTTTAAATATTTTAATTAATGGCGGTTCAGGTCCGTCAGTTACAATGAACAAAGGAACAGTTTTCTCATCTAGTATAGATGGCAACTCTTATCAGTTCGTAGCAAATGAAGATCATACTATAACACCATCAAATGGCATTTATGAATTTCAAAACATTCCTGTTTATGAAGGAACATTATCAACTTTTAAATATACAGTTAATAGTTCAGATCCTGACCAAAGATTTTTTATCCCTAGTAATAGAACAGATACAACAACTTTAAAAGTTCAAGTTCAAAATTCTTCAAGTGATACAACTACAGCAACATATTCAATTGCTTCAGGATTTATTGGTTTAAGTGAAACATCAAATGTTTATTTTTTACAAGAAGTTGAAGATGGTAAATATGAAATTTATTTTGGTGATGGTATTGTTGGTAAATCTTTATCAGATGGCAATATCGTATCAATGGAATATATTGTTACAAACAAAACTGAATCAAACGGTGCTGGTAATTTTACTTTAGATGGTTCAATTGGAAATTTTTCAGATGTTTCAATTACAACTGCTTCAATTGCTCAAGGTGGTTCAGAACCAGAAACAAAAGAGTCAATTAGATTTAATGCTCCATTACAATACGCTAGACAAGACAGAGCAGTCACAACCTCTGATTACGAAACTTTAGTAAGACAAGTATATCCAAATGCTCAATCAGTTTCAGCATGGGGTGGCGAAGATGATGAAACACCTAGATATGGTGTTGTGAAGATTGCTATTAAACCAACTTCAGGTTCTACTTTAACAGAAACAACTAAAGCAAATATTGTTGCTAAATTAAAACAATATAATGTTGCTTCAGTTAGACCAATCATTGTTGATCCAGAAATCACTTCTATTATTATAACATCAACTGTAAAATATGATAAAAAGAAAACAACAAAAACTGCTGATACTTTAAAAACAGAAATTACAACATCAATTTCAGATTACGATACAAACCAACTATCACAATTTGATGGTGTGTTTAGACATTCAAAACTTACAGGTTTAATTGATGACGTTGATAAGAGTATTTTATCAAACATAACAAATATTCAAATTAGAAAATCATTTACTCCAAAATTAAGTGAGTCAACAAGATATGACATCTATTTTAGAAATGGTATTAACAATCCACATATAGGTCACAACGCTGCCGCTGGTGGTGTAATTGCTTCAACAGGATTTAAAGCACCTAATGACGCTAATGTATATTTCCTAGATGATGATGGTAGTGGAAATATAAGAAGATATTATTTTGTAGGTTCAGTTAGAACATATGTAAATAATACCCAAGGAACTGTAAATTACGATACAGGTCAAATTATAATTAATTCATTAACAGTTGCTTCTATTGAAAACATACGAAGTGTATCATCTACAGTTATCGAGATAACAGTTAAACCAGCGTCTAGTGATATTGTTCCAGTAAGAGATCAAATTTTAGAAATAGATACAGCAAACTCAAAAATTACAGTAGAAGAAGATACTTTCGTTGGTGGTTCTTCGGATGCTGGTGTAGGTTACACAACAACATCTAATTACTAATGGCAAAATTCACTGACAAAATATCGAACCTGATAAATCAACAGGTTCCCGAGTTCGTAGTAGAACAACACCCAAAGTTTTTAGAATTCTTAAAAACTTACTACACTTTTATGGAGTCAGCGGAGTTAGTAGTTACTTCCGTTCAAAGCACAGATGGTCTTAATTTAGAAACAGAAACTCCAAATTCAAGCAATATAGTTTTAGACTCTTCTCGTTTAGATACAGATAGAACACAATTAGACGCCGGTGATAAAATACTTTTAGAAAGTTCTTCATTTGGTAAATTCACAAGAGGTGAAACAATAAGAGGACTAACATCAAACGCTATTTCAACAGTTCTTGCTGAAGATTTAAATAACAACAGACTGTTTATTTCAGCACAAGATAAATTTATACAAGGCGAAATAGTAGTAGGTGATAATTCAGGTGCCGAAGCAATCATTAACAATTATAAACCAAACCCGGTTAATAGCATACAAGACTTAATAAACTTTAGAGATCCGGATAAAGTTATATCTAACTTCTTAACTAATTTTAGAAACGAGTTTTTAACTACGTTACCAGAAAAATTAGCAAATGGTTTAGATAGAAGAAAATTAATTAAAAATGTTAATTCACTTTACAGATCAAAAGGTACAAGTAAAGGACATGAATTATTTTTTAGATTGTTATTTGGACAAAAATCTCAAACATTATATCCTAGAGAAAACATGTTACGTGTGTCTGATGGTAAATGGGACACTCAAAAGATTTTAAGAATAATTGGTAATGTAGGAGAAACATCAAATTTAATTGGAAGAACAATTGAGGGTGAAACCTCTGGAGCAACTGCTATTGTAGAAGATGTTTTCAAATTTCAAATTGGTGCTAATGAAGTAACCGAGTGTATATTAAATGAAGACACAAGATCAGGCACTTTTACTGTAGGTGAAACAGTTAGAGGAACCCAAACAGATGAAGATTTTGTTTATATCAAAGGAATTGTTACAGGTATTCCAAGTCTGCCCACATTAACAAATGATGGTAGTTTATACACACAAGGCGATGTTACAACTGTTAATGGCGGTGGTCAAGGTGCTGTTATTCAAGTTGATGGTATTGGTCGTGGAGGTATTTCAGAATTTATTATTGCTAATCCAGGTATTGATTATAAAGTTGGTGACGATATAACTTTTAATAATTTAAATACAGGTGGTGGATCAGCAAGGGCAAAAGTTTCAGTTATCAATGGTGCTATTACACCTGAAGATAGCACATCTACTACAGACGACCATATAGTATTAGAAGAAGGAACAACACGAAGTGACTCTTACACAGGAGATAAAATCATGTTAGAGGGTGGTGTTGGTGATATTACAGACATAAGAATTATTAATAGAGGAAATAATTACCATTCATTACCGGTTGTAGATGTTGATTCAACAGACGGAGTAGGTGCTATTGTATATGCTTATGGTTCAGAAATAGGTCGTGTATTAGGATTAAAAATTATTGACTTAGGTGCTGAATATCAACAGTCACCAAGTCCAACTATAGGATTACCAGGTTATTTAATAATTTCATCATTGTCTTCATCTAATATTGTGAAAGATGAAACAATCACAGGAGTTGATGTAAATAATACGGCACTCACAGCGAATGCTTTATCTTATAACTCAACATTAGGATTATTAAAAGTTTCTAATCCGTCTGGACAATTTGCTGAAGGATCAACTATAACTTTTGCTAGTGGTGCGACTGCCACTGTTGAAAGAATGGAATTAAGTACGGCAACAACCTCTGTAAGTTCTATTGTAGATACTACTGGTAACTTTGTAAATCAAGATGGTTTTATATCTGAAAATACAATGAGAATACAAGACAGTTTATACTACCAAGATTTCTCTTATGTAATTAAAGTTGGAAGAACAATTAATGATTGGAGAGACAGTTTCAAAAAGACTATTCATACATCAGGTTTCTATTTTGCTGGACAAGTAGAGATTGTTAATAAGATTGATTTAAAAACTAGACCAAGAGAACAAGGTGGTGTAATATCTCCACTATCTACAATTCTTAATACTTTATTTGCCGCTATTATCGGTAGAAGATTAGGAACAAATACAGATGGCACAACTTTAAGACCTAATCCACACGAATGTTTATCTGATAATTTACAAGGTCAAACATTAGCGCCTTACGATCCGGCAACAAGAGACTTGACTATAACAAGATTGCCTATTAACATACGTATGATGAGTAGGGTTACAAGATTTATTAAACCAACTAAAAACGGTGAAGTTCATGCTAAATTCGGATTCGCTTCCACAGGTCCTTATTTTCACTCACTAAATAGATATGCTAACACGAGATATGGAACAACTACATTTACAGGAAACACTAGTAGTAATGGTAATAGTAGTGGTATTACATTTCGTAGGTTAAGTGAGATTTTAGTAACAGGAACAAGAACAAGTTTAGATGGAACACCAGGTATATTCGTATTAACATCACACGAAGAAGGAAGTAAAATTAAAACAAACTTTACTTACCCTGCTGAGGTATTTCAGTTTAAACCAACAAGATTTAGTAACACAAAAGGTAATAAGAAATTTAGTAATACAACAATCAAATGGAGTCAGACAAATCAAGCGTCTATTGGACCATAATTTTTTTGTATATATAATGTTAATTAATAGTATAAATATAGTAAAGAAGGATTATAAAACAGTATAAATAGATATATGCCAGCGATAATTACAAACAAATTTAGAATACATAACTCAGAACAATTTAGAGAATCTTTCTCTGAAACAGCCCCTAACGTTTACTATCTAGGAATAGGTAGATCACAAGCATGGGCAACTCTTTTAAGAGGAGATGGTCGAACAGACTATGAGGGTTCTGATACACAACCAATATTACCATCAGATACAGTAGCAACAGAATACAATACATTTGATGACCTATTAGCAGTAAAAAGAATTACGACTGCTAGTGTTGCTTTTGTTATTCCAAGAAGAAACTGGACAAACGGTGCTACATACGATATTTACAGACACGACTATGGTGAATTTCAAACTGGTTCAACAACACTAAAAGTTGTTTCAACTGGAAACAAAACTACTTTATTTGATTCTCATTTTTATGTATTAAATTCTAACTTCAATATTTACAAATGTTTAGATAATAATGGTGGTGGTGTTTCTACAATCGAACCAACAGGAACATCAATTGCTACATTGACTACTGGAGATGGATATAAATGGAAATATATGTACACTCTAACGGCAGCTGAACAAACAAATTTCTTATCTACAGACTTTATGGCAGTTACACCAAACGCTAGTGCTGGAACAGGACAATCAAATGTAATATCAGCAGCTGTTAATGGTAAAATAGATGTAATCAAAATTAAATCACAAGGTTTTGGTGGAACAGATGGCACTCACACAAATATAGATATTCGAGGAGATGGAACAGGTGGTAAATGTTCAGTAGTAGTGACAGGTGGTTTAGTAACTGCTGTGACTGTAACAACTGCTGGAACAGGATACACTTTTGGAACAGTTAGTAATGCTCAACTAATTAGTGCTGGGGCAACAAGTTTATCTGGAGCAGAATTAGATGTTATCATAAGTCCTCCAGGCGGGCATGGATCAAATGCTAAAAATGAATTAGGTGCTTTCTTTATAATGATGAACTCAAATTTAGAAGGAACTGAAGCAGCCAATTCTGGTGACTTTGTTGCTACTAATGACTTTAGAGAAATAGTTTTAATAAGAGATCCAAAATCAGGTGGATCAACAGCAACTGGTGCTACATTAAGAGCAACACGTGCTATAAAAATTACAAATCCATCAGGAACATTTACTGCTGATGAAGAAATAACACAAACAAACACAGGCGCTGGCGGAAAAGTAATTCAGTGGGATAGTGTGAATGGTATTCTTTACTATATTCAAGCAAGACACCAAGACGCTGGTATTGATAGTAACGGTAATCAAGTTGCTTTCTCGGGAGCAAACGTAATTACAGGAGCACTTTCTGGTGTTACTGGAACTGCTGACATTTCACAAAATGCCGCTTTAAATAATGTAGAATTTACAAATGGTTATTCTGTTCCAGAAATAGATCACGACACAGGTGATGTTATCTATGTAGAGAATAGAGCACCTATTGTAAGAGCTGCTGACCAAACAGAGAATATTAAATTAATAATTGAGTTTTAAAGAGGAAACAAATGGCAAGCCCAACTGACTTTAACCTCTCTCCTTATTTTGATGACTTTGATGAGTCGAAGAAGTTTCATAGAATACTTTTTAGACCTTCATTTGCCGTTCAAGCGAGAGAATTAACACAATCACAAACTATACTACAAAATCAAATAGAACGATCTGGTGATCACTTCTTTAAAAAAGGAGCTATGGTTATTCCAGGTGAGATTGCTTTTGATACAAACTATTATGCTGTAAAATTAACAAGCATAACAGGTAGTCATACAGTAGCAGATTTTAAAGGTGCTACTCTTACAGGTGGTAGTTCAGGTGTTAAAGCATTAGTTGTAGGTTCAGACGTTACAGACGGAACTGATCCAGACACTCTTTATGTAAAATACCTAGATTCAGGAACTTCAAAAATAGAAACATCTTTCACAGATGGAGAAACATTACAAGGAACATCTACAATAAATGGTACAGCAACTACAGTTATCTGTGTAGCTAACACAACAGCAACTGGTTCAGCTGCTTCTATTGTTGCTGGTGTTTATTATATAAATGGTTTTTATGTATCTGTAGATGATCAAACTATTATATTAGACAAATATACAAATACACCAAGTTATAGAGTTGGTGTTACAATTACAGAGTCTTATGTTACTTCAAATGATGACGCTGCCTTAAATGATAATGCTACTGGTTCATCAAACGAAAATGCTCCAGGTGCTCACAGATTTAAAATACAACTAACACTAGCTAAGAAAACTTTAACTACAACCGAAGATAATGGATTTATTGAGTTGTTAAGATTAGAAAATGGTATCAGACAAAACCATGTTAGAAGTACAGATTATAATATATTAGAAGATAACTTAGCAAGAAGAACGTTTGATGAGTCAGGCGACTATTCTATTAAACAGTATGAGTTAGATGTTAGAGAACATTTACTATCAGGAACAAATAGAGGTATCTATGCTACTGGTGACGCTACAAAATTAGCGGCTGGTATCAGTCCAGGTAAATCATACGTAAAAGGTTATGAGTTAGAAAATATTGGTACAGCTTATGTTAATATTGATAAGGCAAGAGAGTTTAGTACACAAAACAATTTCAATACAAGATTTGATGTAGGTAACTTTGTTAATGTAACAAATATCTATAACTCACCAGATGTTGGATTTGTATCAGGTAACGTAGAGGCATTTAAAAATATTAATTTATTTAAGACTGCTACAACTACACGTGGTACTCAACAATCATCTTCAGGTGTAAATATTCCTCAAATTGGTCGTGCTAAGTCAAAAGGTTTTGAATATGTAACTGGTTCATCTTCAGCAAATACTTTTGCTAGTAGTTCTTTAACATCAGCAGTTTACAGACATTACATGTTTGATATTAACATGTTTACACACATTAACATTACTACAAACCAAGCTTTCACAACAGGTGAAGTTATAACTGGTGGCACTTCAGGAGCTACTGCTAGTGTTCAATCGATATCAGCAGTTGAAGTTCAAACTGTAGCTAGTATGACTTCAGCAAGTCCTGGTGTAGCAACAATTACAGCCGGTCATAATTTTATAGAAGGACAACAAGTTACTTTAGCAGGTGTTTATGAAATAGATTCAGGCGCCGTGACTTCAGCTGTATATACAGTTAGAAATCCAGAAGCAAATACTTTCGAGTTATACGATACAGACGGAATAACTCCTGTTAATGTTACAGGATTCACTTCAGCAACTGCCTCTCATGGTGTTGTTGTAGTTTCAAATATTCAAGGAACTTTTGTAACTGGAGAAACAATTACAGGTGGCACTTCAAGTAATACTGCCGTTATTCAATCAGACGCCGTTGGTGTTAATGGTATAACTAGTTTTGATTTTCCACAAGTTAAACAAATTGGTATGGCAGGTGGAACTTTAGCACCTTACACAGCAGATACAAAAATAGATAGCACATATGGTGAAAACTTCCAACTAATCGGTTCAGTTTCAGTAGCAAACAGTGGAACAACAGTAACCGGTTTCGGAACATTATTCACTACAGGATTAAAAATTGGTGATAGTATTACATTTACTACAGACGCAGGTAGTTCAGTAACTAGAATTGTTGAATCTATAACTTCAAATACAAGTTTAGAATTATTAACTGCCGTTGGTAGTAGTGATGTTTCAACTAAATCAATTATTACAAGAAAAAGAGGTAAGTTACAAGATTCAAATAAAAATGTTTCTATTTTTCAATTACCTAATGAAAGAATTAAAACTCTAAAGACAACATCAAACTCTGGTTTAACTGATACTAATTTTGAAGTTAGAAGAAACTTTACAGGTAATTTATCATCCGATGGTGATATTTCAATTACTGCTGGTTCAAATGAAACCTTTAGTGCTTTAGCAGAAAAAGACTTTGTTGTTTCAATAGTTGCTACAGGCGCTGGTGGAACAGGTGCTATTGGAGATGTATTAAGTTTATCTGGTAATAACCACGAAGGATCATCAATATTTACTCCAAGTGGGTCACCAACTGGTAAAACATTAACACTAGATTTTGGTGCTAACTATGCCAGTCATACTGTAAAAATATTAGCAACAATTAATATTTCAATCGCTGATTCAAAAACAAAAGTATTAAACTCTAATTCAACAGTTGCTATTTCAACACAATCTATTATAGAGAGTGGTGTTATTGGTTTAGCAAAAGCAGATGTATTCAAAATTAATAATGTTTACATGTCAAGTGGTTTTGGTGCTACTGCCTCTGCTTCAGATACAAATATTACAAGTAGATTTACTTTAGACACAGGTCAAAGAGATAACTTCTATGACATTGGTAGATTAGTTTTAAACACAGGTGAATTAACACCAACTGGACAATTGTTAGTTGATTTCGATTACTTCTCACATACTGGTGCTGGTGATTACTTTGATGTAGATTCATATTCAGGTGTTGTTAACTATGAAGAAATTCCAAGTTATACTTCCGACACAACAGGTGATGTATTTGATTTAAGAGACTCATTAGACTTTAGACCAAGAGTTGATGACGCTTCAACAATTAATTCAGGAACACAAGATCGTTCATATGATGGTCTAGGTGGTTCAGTTGTTAGTGTAGTAAAATTCAATTCAAATATTTCAAGTGATTTTGAATTCTACTTACCTAGAATTGATAAAATATTTTTAACTAAAGAAGGAGTCTTTAAAGTTGTAAAAGGTTCTAGTGATTTAAAACCTCAGATACCAAAAGGTTTAGATGGTGCTATGCACTTATTCACTGTGTTTTTAAATCCATATACTTTAGATGAAAAAGATGTAAGTGTAGATAGACAGGATAATAAACGATATACAATGAGAGATATTGGTCGTTTAGAAAAAAGAATTGAAACTGTAGAATACTATACTCAACTTTCACTATTAGAAGCAAATGCTCAATCTTTACAGATACAAGACGCTGAAGGATTTGATAGATTTAAAAATGGATTTATCGTAGATAACTTTACAGGTCACGGAATAGGTGACGCTGGTAATTTAGATTACAAAGTTTCAATGGATATGGCAAGAGGTAATATGAGACCTATATTCAGTGAGGAATCAATTCAGTTAGTCGAAAAAGATAATGACGGAACTGATATAATTCAAGCAGATAGAGAAGTTGCTAACTATCAAAAAACTGGTGATCTAATTACATTACCATACACAGAAACTACAATCATTGACCAACCTTATGCTAGTAAGTTTGTTAATGTAAACCCATATAATATATTTACTTGGACAGGTTCAATTGAACTTAATCCTCCAGGAGATGAATGGAAAGAAACAGAAAGAGTGCCAGATTTATTAGTAAATGAAGAAGGTAGTTTCGATACAATGGTTGCCGGTTTAGGTAATCCTAACTTAACTAGTATCGAAGTAAACACTGTCTGGAACGAATGGCAAGACCACTGGATTGGTGCTCCTGTCGAAACAGTTACAAGAGGCAACATTCATAGAACTCACAACAGAGTTGCTGGGAGAGGTCGAGGTGCTAATGGTTGGTTGGTAAATGCTAGAGATAATGTTGTTACAACAACTCAACAAGTCCAACAAACAAGAGCAGGTATTAGAACGGCGATTGTTCCTCAAGTTGTAAGAACAGCATTAGGTGATAAAGTTTTAAGTATCGCCTTTATACCTTTCATTAGAAGTAGAACAATTAATTTTACTGCTACAAGATTAAAACCAAATACTAGAGTTTATCCTTATTTTGATGAGATTGATGTATTAAGTCATGTAACTCCTACTGGAGGTTCATTGGGTGGTAATCTAATAACAGACGCTAATGGTTCAGTATCAGGAACGTTTGCTATTCCTGATCCTACAAATAATTCAAATCCTAGATGGAGAACAGGTCAAAGAGTATTCAGATTAACAAGTTCAGTAACTAACTCAACTACAGATGTTCAAACTGCTGGAGAAGCAGATTACACTGCTAGAGGTTCTATTGAAACTGTACAAAATACAATTGTTTCAACAAGAGAAGCAATAACAGTTAGACAAACTGTAAACGATACAAGAAATCAAACAAGATCATCTACAAGAACAACACAAGAAGTTATTGATTGGATTGATCCTATTGCTCAAACATTTATGGTTGATGATAACGGTGGTGCCTTTATTACTTCAATGGATTTATTTGCTCAATCAAAAGATGAGAATATTCCTATTACACTTCAAATTAGAGAAGTAGTAAATGGTTATCCATCTCGAACAATTGTTCCTTTTGGAGAAGTTGTATTAAATCCTAGTCAAGTAAGTATTAGTGCTGACGCTAGCGTAGCAACCAAATTTACATTTAATAGTCCAGTTTATTTACAAGAAAAAACAGAATACTGTTTATGTCTATTAGCAAATACCAATAATTATAACATGTGGGTTGCTAGAGTAGGTGACACACAAGTAGGTTCAGATAGAACAATATCCGAACAACCATATGCTGGTGTAATGTTTAAATCACAAAATGGTTCTACTTGGACTGCTGAACAATTAGAAGATATTAAAATGAAAATTAATCGTGCTGAATTTAAAAATGTTACAGGTGAAGTTACGTTATGTAATGATTCTAATCCAGTTAAAAAATTAAAAACTAATCCTATTAGAACAACAAATAGTTCAAGTGTAGTTAGAGTGTTCCATAAAAACCATGGAATGCACGGAACTGATAACAATGTTATCATATCAGGTATTGTTTCAGGTTCATATAATGGTATAGCACATGACGCTATTAACGGAACACATACAAGTATTTCAAATATAACTTTAGATAGTTATGATATTACAACAACTGGAACAGCAAATGCTACAGGCGATGTTGGTGGCGACAGTGTAACATCAACTCAAAATAATATATTTGATGTAGCAAACATTAACTTGGCAACATTAACAGTTCCAGGAACTGGTATCAATTACAGTATCAGAAGCACAACAGGTAAATCAGTTCATGGTTCAGAATCAGAATTTACTTTGACAGGCGCTTCAGACGCTTTGGCGATTAACCCTAGTGATAACATTTACTTTACATCACCTCAAATGGTGGCAAGTGATATTAACCAAACAAATGAAATGGCAGGAAATAAATCTTTATTTGTAAATTTATCGTTATCAACAAATGCTACAAACTTATCTCCTTACCTAGACACTGCTAGAATGAGTATGGTTGCTGTTCAAAACAGATTAAACAATCCTACTTCAACAAACACTCCTAATTTTGTTGATGATACTGCTTCATCAGGAACATCATCAGCGGCAGTTTATGTAACTAAACCAGTGACACTAGAAAATGATTCAACATCATTAGATGTTAGACTGACACAAAATGTTAGAGCAACTTCAAGTGTTGAGGTATATTTCAGATTAACAGGTGCTGAAGAAGATAGAAAAATCGATAACTTAGGTTGGATTGCTTTTAACGGTGACGGATCCGAAGATATTACAGTCACACCTGCTGAAAGTGACAACACATTTAAAGAGTATAAGTATTCAGCAAGTAACTTAAACACATTCACATCTTTTCAAATTAAAATTGTAATGAAAGGAACTATTTCATCATATCCTCCTATCATTAGAGATTTGAGAGGTATTGCTCTGGCAATATAATATGTCAAAAGTAAAAGTTGAAGGATTTGAAAATTTAGTAAGAGATACCAAATCAAATGGTATCATAAATACAAATAGTAGTGAGTATTCAATTTACATGAATAGAATACGGACTAGAGAAAAACAAGGTGATGAAATAAGAGGTGCCGTAAAAGAGATAAATACTCTAAAGGCAGAATTAAGAGAAATTAAAGAATTATTAAAAGAGGTTGTAAAAAAATAATATGGCAGTAAAATTTATAGCAAAAGACGATACACTAGAAGACTTTAGACTGGCGTTTAACGATCAGTCGGCAAACAGTTTTGGTGATATCGCTAACCTAAGTGGTTCGATTAGTTCAACTAATTTAGTTGACGCTATGAACGAAACTATTAATATTGCAACAAATACTGCTGGTTTCATATTGAGAGATAGTACATCTACCACACAACAAATTGGTGGTGGTAATACATTAAACGTTGTAGGTGTAACAAGCGAAATAACAGCAGTAGTAAGTGCTACCGATACATTAACAATTGGATTGCCTGATGATGTAACAATCACTGGTAATTTAACTGCCTCTGGAACTGGAACACACAGTTTAGGAACAATTCAAGTAAGTGGAAACACTTTATCATCTTCAAACGCAACAACAATTACTGTCAATGATATATTAAGAGCAAATACAATTGAATCTCAAACAGGTTTGGTATCAATATTCGAAACCAATGGTTTCCCAGAGATACAATCAAATAGAGGTGATAAAGTTTTATTGTTTGACGCTTTTCCAGTCTTCAATAATGGTATTGCATTTGAAGGAACAACTCCTGATGATTTTGAAACAACAGTTTTAGTAACCGACCCAACTGCTGATAGAACAATTACACTTGGAGATGAATCAGGAACAGTAATAACGACAGGTAGTGTTGGCGCTATAACAGGCACAATGATTACTACCGGTTCATTAGTTACAGGTAATTATGCTAACGATTCAATTACACTCGACAAGATGGCAGATGACTCTGTAGGACAAGCACAACTGAAAGATGTTGTTGATTTACAAATACAAAACTCATCTGGTGGTATTCTTAAACAGATATTTGGTGCTGGTTCGTAGTCACATAAATAATAAAGTAAAACATATAATGAAACACAATGAAAATATTATTAACCGGCCATAAAGGCTTTATAGGTCAACATCTATATAACTTTCTAAAAGACAATCATACAATAATCGGTATAGACGATCAATCAGGTGATAACTTATTAACCTGTGATCTAAAACATAACGTAGATTTAGTAATACATCTTGCTGGTCTTTCTGGCGTTAGAGATAGTTTAGATAGACCAACAGAATATTGGGAACAAAATGTAATCGCAGGTCAAAGACTTTTCGATTATTTTAAAGACACAAGAATCCTATACGCAAGTTCTTCAACAGCACATGAACCATGGAAGAATCCATATGCTATGAGTAAATATGGTTTAGAACAAATTGCCCATAAGAACAGTGTAGGTATGAGATTTACAACAGTATATGGTCCTAATGCTAGAGAACATATGTTGATACCAAGAATATTAAGAAATGATGTTCCTTATATCAATACAAACCATAGTAGAGATTTTTTACATGTTGATGATTTAGTGAGAGCGATAAATAGTTTGATAAATTCAAACGTAAGGGGTATTACAGATATAGGTTCCGGGAGAACAAACAATCTTGTAGAATTAATTGAATACTTTGGTATTGATTGTGAACGTGTTGTGGGAGAACAAAACGAAAGATTGGATAACCTTGCTGATAATACCCTACTAAATAACTTAGGTTGGTCACCTCAAATTAATTTATATGACTACATAAAGGAGAACAAAAATGATAACTGAAGAATATCTAAAAGATAATTTTCTAACGGCATACTTTGTCGATAATGAAAGAATGAATATAGAAATACAAACAACAACGGAAGATAAGAAGTCTGTATTTACTACTATCATACCATTCAAAGAAGAAAACCCTCAATATCAAGCGCTTAATAAATTTATGTCACTTGATCAATTACATGA